TCCCGTCTACATGCTGGCTCAGGGCGCGATTGCTGAGGGAACCCAGCAGGAGCTGCGCATCGAGGCAGATCGCAACATTTTAAGCAAGCAATCGGTGATCTCCGTAGACTACCACTACGGCTATCACGCCTTCGGTTCCAACTACACCGGCGCCGACAACCCTGCAAACAGCGTGCTGTCAACTGCCGGCTCCTGGTCGAATATCTACACCGATATTCGCAACTTCGACATTGTGCGGCTGTATTGTAATTCTCCCTTTGGGGCAACAACCCCTTGAGACGGGGAGTTCTACATTTTATACTGGAGGGGTTCACGCCCCTCCTTTTTTATGGCTGCATGGAAAACGGTCGCTTGCGATAGTGCATACGAGGTAAGCGATGAGGGCTTTGTCCGCAGCGTGGACAGGGTTATTGAGCGTAGAGGAAAGCCGGCAAGGCTCAAAGGCAAAGAGCTGAAGCTGCTGGCTCATTCGCAAGGCTATTGGAGCGTTTGCCTAAGCAACCAAAAGCGCCATCTCGTTCATTCACTGGTAATGGAGGCTTTTGTAGGGCCACGCAAAAAAGGAATGGACATAAACCACAAAAACGGCGACAAGAAAGACAATCGCCTAGAAAACCTTGAATACTGCTCACGCAGCCAAAATATGGCTCACGCTGTCCGAACTGGGTTGATGCCGCCTCCCCCTAACAAGAGAGGCGCAAGCCAGCACCTAGCGCGATTGAATGAAGCTGATGTTCGCGGCATTCGCCAATGGCACAAAGAGGGGGGAGGCGTTGCTCAGATGGCTCGATTCTTTGATGTAGGCGAAAGCACCGTCAGGAACATCATTAAGCGAAACAGCTGGGCTTGGCTTGACTAGGGGGCCGTTTGGCCCCCTTTTTTTGTGCCTAGAGCAGGCCGCAGAGCTTGGCGACGATCATCTGGTCGTGGGTCAGCTCAGCCTTGGCGGGTTCTTTTGCCTTTGGCGCTGGCTTTGATTCCTCGACTGCAACCTCTTTGTCTGCTGCTGTCTTTTTCGTGGCCATTGTGATCTTGTGAAAGGCTTTCCAAGTCTGTCTAGCGACCACTTCTACACTTCGCCTATCTCGGGACTAGGCCAGTGGTGGGGATCACTCGGTTGTATATCGAGCCGCGTGAGAGCATCCCTGCGAGCAACCGCCCACCGATCACGACGCCGATCATCGACTGCGATCCGTCAGAGGCGACAGAGATCAGGCGGCGTCTGCAGTCTCGTGGGTATTCAGTGTTGAGGGTCGACCTCTGACCGGGAAGCTAGGCCAGTAGGAGAGAAGCGGTGCCAGTCCCGTCACCACGTACCCCGATCCTCCCGGCGAGGGGCAATAAGTCTGATCTGCTGTCAAATATCGGCAGCCTGCAAGAGGGCGAGATCTGCTACGCCCAGGACGAAGACGCCCTGTATGTGAAGGAAGGTGGGGTTCTGGTGCGGACCACTGCTGTCCCTGTGACTTGGCAGACGATCCCAGGGCGCCCATCCGGCACGCAACTGCTTGATCTGATGCAGTGGAACGGGACTGACTGGGTGGCTGATCGTCGCCTAGATGGGGGCAATTTCTAGCCCTCAATCGGGAAGCTAGGTCAGCGAGACCTAGACCATGCCTGCCACTATCAGAATTAAGCGTCGTGCTGCTGGTGGTGCTGCGGGCGCGCCGGCAACCCTTGCTGCAGCTGAGCTTGCTTTTAACGAGCAGGACAACACGCTGTATTACGGCAAGGGTGATAACGGCAGCGGTGTGGCGACAAGTGTTGTTGCCATTGGCGGTTCGGGAACGTTCCCGAGCACTGGCACGGGCAACACATGGTCTGGCACAAATAATTTCACCGGCAACGTTTCACTCGGCGGCACCACAGCGGTCACCGGCACGATCAACTTTGCCGGCGCCACGATCCAGAACTTCCCTCTGGACAGCCTGACCGATGTGAATCTCGGCAAGACCATCGCCCTGGCGACTGGTCACATGATTGCCTGGGACGGCACCGACTGGGTGAATGTCCCCGCCCCGAGCGGTGGTGGTGGCGGCACGCTGACCTCTGTGGTGGCCGCGGCCAACAGTGGTGTCAGCGCCACGGAGCTGTCGGGTGTCGTCACGATCGCCGGCATTGACGCAACAACGGCGGCTAAGGGTGTTGTCCGCCTTGCCGATGCGACGGCCGTGACGGCTGGCACCGCTGGGCTTGTTGTCGATGCTGCTCAGCTAAAGGCCGCGGCCTACACGCTGCCCACTGCATCTGCCACCGTCTTGGGTGGCGTGAAGGTTGGCACCAACCTGGCGATTGATGGCACAGGCGTTCTTAGCGCCACGGTGCCTGGCGCATTGGTGTTTAAGGGCGCAGTCCTGCCCACTGCCGCGGCACCCACAGGTGCGGCTAAAGGCGACACCTATGCGATGAGTGCTGCGGGCACGCTCGACGCGAGCTGGGGTCTAGGCGCCAAGGCCGTCGATGCCAGCGACCTGATGATGTACACCGGCACGGCCTGGGATCACGTCGGCAACAACCACGCGACGGTGGTGGACATCACCGCGACGCTGCCGATCTCGGTCGACAAGACCAACCCCGCTCAACCGGGTCTGAGCATTGCCGATGCAACCGCCGCGGCAAAGGGTGTTGTTCAGCTAGCGGATGCCACCGCGATCACCGGCGGCACTGCAAGTCGGGTTGTTGATGCAGCGCAGCTGAAGGTGGTGAACGACCGCCTGCCTGTCGGCACTGTCGCCGATCAGATGCTCAAGTGGGACGCCACTAATACCAAGTGGGTGGTGACAGCTGTGATTGATTGCGGCACCTTCTGAGGAGGTTGTATGGCGAACGCACCGGGTCTTGGCCCCAAGCTTGATCCTTCTCAGGAGTTCGCCTTAGAGGTCACAACACGGCTGGCATTGCATGGCTCTCGTGATGAACTCGCGAGGGTTATGCGCCAACTGCATCACGACAACATGCTGTTGCGGCAGGCGATCATGGAGTTCTTTGATGCGGATTAAGGCTGAGCTGAAGCTGACGAACTGGAACGGGCCACGTCTCGCGCAGCGTGCCCGTTTTGTTTTTGGGGACTACTGCACGCAGCTGTTCCCCAAGTTTCAGGACAGCATTGTCCAGCAGCGTTATGACTGGCCGCAGATCACGATCAGGAAAAACGGTCAGGTTGTTACCAGCCCGAGGAACATCGTCGACAGTGGGGCGTTCAAGCTGTCGCAGGAGCGCACAATGCTCAACGCGACGACATGCCTGTTCACCTGGAACGTGCCGTATAGCAGCCTGATCCTGACTGGATATACGACCAAGGCGGGGAACATCATGCCCCCACGAGACTGGATCACCCCAGTGCTGCGTGATGAGTTCCCGATGGCGCGGTTCTTTGAAAATGAGTGGAAACGGCTGGGGTACTGATGACTGACCTTGAAGAGTTCCTAGCCCTTGCGATCCGTCAGCGCCGTCTGGAACAGAAGCTGACGAAGCACGCGCTCAAGCGACTGCGTGAAGCACTCGGCTGGGTGCGTGGCCAGATCGAGTTTCACGGTCTCAATCAGATCGGTCCCAACCGTGCTGAGCGGCTCAAGATCCTGCGGCTTGAGGTCGAGGCTTACATGCGCGAGCAGTACGCCACCCCACTGATGCGCACGATGCAGGCCAGTGAGGTGATGAATGACTTCATCGATCAGCAGTTGAAGCTGGCCAGGCAAGTAGTGGTCAGCACTGGTGGCGTGACGACAGGTTCATTGACTGCCGCGGCCGTGCTGCCTAAGGCGTTTGAGCAGGTGATCGTCAACGGTGTGCCGTGGGGTGAGTTGCTGTCAGACCGTTTGCCACGGTCGGTGGCCGACAAGGTGAGCCGGATGCTCGGATTGTTCCCTGACGATGTGGGCAAGGTGTTTGCTGACGCGGTGATCAGGCCAACTGAACGCCACGTCGAAGCGATCATCACCACCGGCGTGCAGGACACCGGCAGCATTGCCCAGCAGCTGCTGTGGCAGATCGAGACGAGCCCTGCATGGCAGGAAGACAACGAGCAGGTCTGGTCGGCAATGCTCGATAGCGCCGTCTGTGCAACCTGTATGGGGCTCGATGGGAAACGGTTCCCGATGGATTACGTGAAGGTCAGCCCGCACCCGAACTGCCGTTGTGTGCTGCTGCCTGAGAGTTTCTTCACGCAGGACCGCCCGGCACGTGGCGATGGCGGCAACACCGTCGATATTCCAACGACGAAAAAGGGCGTTGAGGCCTGGCTGCGGCAGAACCCAGCTACAGCGTCCAAGATCCTCGGCAAGAAGCGAAGCGAGGCATTTGTTGCCGGAAAACTAAGCCTCGATGCTGCTATCAAGGCAGCTGGGGGAACCTAGGAGAAAGGCAATGTCGCTGGCAAAGCTTGCGGGATCGACTGTCGATAACAGCTATCTATCCGTAGCTGAAGCCGATTCAATCGCCGCCACGATGCTCGGGACCCTGAAGTGGAACGACCCGGCGACAACCACTGCAGACAAGGAAAAGGCCCTTGTTCAGGCCACGTTGCAGCTGGACACTCTGGGATGGGTAGGGACTAAAGCTGCGGCTTCGCAGCCGCTGGACTGGCCTCGCAAGGATGCCGTCTGTGGTGAGAAGTCCTACGGCGACACAGTGATCCCCCGTGAGATCGAGCTGTCGACGTTTGACCTGGCCGAGGGTCTGCTGAACAACCCTGCTCTGATCACTGGCATCGGTGGTGCAGCAGGTGGCGGCGGCAGCCCTGGTGAGCTGGTGCCTGGTGTGCCCAATGCAGACCTGAAGCGCCTGAAGCTGGACGTGATGGAACTGGAATGGCGTGATGCAGCGTCCAGCAGTGGGGTGACGATCAAGACCCCGCTTTCTGTGATGCCTCACCTGACCAGCATCCTGGGATGCCTGACCACCAGCGTGATCCCTGGCGGTCGTAGTTGGGAAGTGCCTGTTATCCGTGGGTAGGGCTCATAACATGGCCCTATGGGTTCGTATGAGCAGCCGTCGCTGAATCTTGAGGAGGCGAAGCAGAAGCCTCGGCGGCGGAGTTCATCACACCTTGCCAAGCCGTTAAGCAGAGAAGAGCAACGGCGTTTTGGTGAGATGTATGTCGAGCACCAGGGGCTGATCAGGCTCTTGGGCTCAAAGCTTTGCAGGAAGTATCCAGTCGTCGACAAGCTCGATGTCTATAGCTGCATCGACATTGGGTTCCTGAAGACCTGTCGTGCGTTTGATCCCAGCCTTGGCTTCAAGTTCTCAACGCTGCTGACCAAGTTCTGCGAGGGCACGATCCTTCACTTCATCCGTGACCACAACTGGCATGTCAAAGCACCGCCGAAGGTGCGACAGCTGGGGCAGGCGGCACGAAAGCTGGCAGCAAAGGGGCATTCCATCGCTGAGGTGATTGAGCTGTTGGCGACCAGCAGGGAAGAGCTTCGGTTGGCCCTCGCCGCCACTGCTGGCATGTATCACGAGCAGAACGAGTGGGAGGGTCACTGCTGCTCAAGGCCAACTCCGATGGAACTGCTGGAGCGGGAAGAGGGCTAGCTTTGTGTGAGATGGCGGTGCGTCAACACCCCATCTCGTGACCAACCTGAGGAGACAGGCTGATGGGAGCCTTTATAGACCGAACAGGGCAGCGTTTTGGGCGCCTTGTTGTTCTTGGCGTTGAAGGCCGGGACAGATGGGGAAAGCTTCTCTGGCTCTGTCAATGTGATTGCGGCCGCACCATCTCAGCAAGAGCCTCGAACTTAAAAGCCAAGACTTCGAGCTGCGGATGTCGGAGGAGGGAGGTCGCGGCAGCGCTGAAAACCAGTCATGGCTTGCGTGGTACGCGGACTTATCGAATTTGGGGCAACATGAAAACCCGAGTCACCAACCCAAACTTCAAGGACGCGGAGTTGTATTCAGGGCGTGGCATTGACTGCGATCCGCGCTGGCTTGCAAGCTTTGAGGCGTTCTTGGCTGATATGGGCGAATGCCCAAGCGATAAGCACAGTCTTGATCGCTGGCCTGACAACGATCGGGGTTACTGGCCTGACAACTGCCGATGGGCAACAGATATTGAACAGGCCAACAACCGCCGCCCTCGCCGGTCACGGGAAACTAGGCCATGAGTTGGCCGCTTTTGGCCGGGAGACCAAAATCGGGTTCTTCAACGCATTCGGCTACAAGTTCTTCGCCAAGAAGGGCACCAGCAGCTCGACGGCTCCGACCGTCAGCACTGGCATGACTGAGGTCAAGAACCTTTCCAACGCTGGCCTGAGTTCCACCACGGATACTCAAGAGGTGATCACCTACGACACCTCGACGAATGGCTGGAAGCAGCAGATCGTCACCGCCAACAGCTACACCATCAGCTGCGAGCTGAACATTGACACAGCCGACGCTGGCTACAAGCTGCTGAAGCAAGCAGCTCGTGACTCGGCTACCGGCGTGATGATCGAGTGGTTCCGCGAAACTCCTGCTCCTGCTGTGAGCGGTGGTGGCACCAGCACTGCTGAAACCCACGCAGGCGTTGCCGCTGTGGGCAACTTCTCAGAGGACATCCAAGCCGGCAACGTGGCCAAGGTGACCTTTGACCTGGTGGGTTACGGCCCCTACGTGCTGACTGAGGCGACCGTTACGCCTTGACGGTCGCGGGCGAGGGAGGAGCCTGTAGCCCCGCTTCGGCGGGGTTTTTTATTGCTGCCAGTAGCGCACCAAGCGCACCTTGTCCCCGAGCACCTGTTGGAGGGTGGAACCAAGGAGGCCGGTGGTGCCGTAGTTGAAGCGGAGATCTTCAACCACGC